ATCCCGCAGAGTTAAAAGCAAAGCAAGAGTTTGAAAATACGGAAGACGATGATGAACCATTAGAACGACCAGATTGGTGGCCAGAAAACTTTTGGAAGAATGATGATTCTGCTCCAGACTTAGAAGGCATTGCTAAATCATGGTCTGATCTTCGTAAGAAAATATCACAAGGTAAACACAAAGCACCAGCAGATGGTAATTATGATACGGCTGCATTTGGTGATATCCCTGAAGACGATCCTGTCAGAAATCATGTAATGGATTGGGCAAAAGAATATCAAGTCAGTCAAGCTGCATTAGATGATTTGGTAGGGCAAGTTGTTGAAATGGGTCTTGCTGGCAATCAACAAGCATCTATGAACATTGAACAAGAGCGTAAGATGCTAGGTCCAAATGCAGATGCTCGCATTCAGAGTATGGTAAAATGGGCAAGCGGTCTAGTCAACAAAGGTGTATGGGGTAAAGATGATTTTGAAGAGTTTAAAGTAATGGGTGGTACTGCTCGCGGTATTGCTGCATTAGAAAAACTCAGAGCATCATACGAAGGTCGTGTGCCTGTAGAAACAACACCTGTTGAGGGTGCGCCATCTAAAGATGAGTTATATCAACTTGTAGCTGATCCAAGATACAAAACAGATCCTAGTTTCCGTGCTAAGGTCGAAAGAGCTTTCCAACAAAATTTCAATTAAAAGCTTGACAAAAAGCCTTATTCTCGAGTAGAATCGGGGATAAGGCCCATTGTTTATCACAAAACAACCCTTAACGCAAGTAACCTTGTCGTATGGCTATCGTAAATAGCAAGCACTGGCCCAGGTTTCACTGGCATACCACAGCGATTAATACATATTTTTATTAATTACTAAGGAGTCTCAAATGGCTATTGGATTATCTAATGCTTTTGTTACCCTATTTGATGCCGAAGTTAAACAGGCTTACCAAGCTAAAGCACAGCTTGTAGCTGCAGTGAGACAAAGACGTGGCGTTGAGGGTTCAACAGCAAAATTTCCTAAAGTGGGTAAAGGCGTAGCAACATTACGTATTCCACAAACAGACGTAACACCGTTAAATGTGGATTTCTCACAAGTAACAGCAACAATGGAAGATTGGAATGCAGCAGAATATTCTGACATCTTCATGCAACAAAAAGTTAACTTTGACGAAAGACAAGAATTAGTGCAAGTTGTGGCTAATGCAATTGGTCGTCGTCAAGACCAACTTATTATTGATGCTTTAACAGCATCTTCAACATCTAACACTGTGTCAAACGACATTGGTGGTACAGATACAAACCTTAACTTAGACAAACTTCTTGCAGCTAAGAAATTGTTAGACAAAGGTAACGTACCTCCACAAGATCGTCACATGGTGATTCATGCTAACTCTTTAGCATCAATCTTAGGTGAGCAAAAATTAACATCATCTGACTATGCTTCAGTTAAAGCTTTAGTATCTGGTGAAATCAATACATTCTTAGGTTTCACATTCCACGTACTTGGCGACAGAGTTGAAGGTGGTTTAGCTGTTGACGGTTCTTTAGACAGAACTGTTTGGGCATTCCACAAAGATGCAGTTGGTTATGCTGAAGGTATGGGTCCTAAGACAGAGATCAATTATGTACCAGAGAAAACATCATTCTTAGTGAATGCAATGTTCTCAGCTGGTGCTACAGCGATCGATGCTGAAGGTATTGTTCAAATCACATGTCGTGAATCAGCTTAAGGAGAATGACACATGGCTTATAATAAAGACAATCTACAACCAATAGGTGGTCAGTCTAAAGCTGGTAATGCTCCTCAAATGTGGAGTTATACAGCACCTGGTACTGACGCTCTTGCTGATATCAATACATCAGGCTACTTCAATGACGCACATACTGTATTAAAAGTAGGTGACTTAATTCATGTATGGGACGCTTCTGTTCCTACATCATCTTTAGTTACTGTACTTTCTAATGCTTCTGGCGTAGTTGACGTATCTGACGGTACAGCACTATCAGTTGCAGACGCTGACTAAGTTGTTTAATGCAGATTGGGTAGGTACTTCGGTGCCTACCTATTTGCACATTTAAAGGAAAGAAAATGGCTACAGGTGATACCGATATTAAAATATGCTCCGATGCATTATTGATGCTTGGTGCAAATCCTATATCATCTTTTACTGAAGGTACAGATGAATCTAACATTTGCGATAGACTTTATCCAGACATTAAGATTCGTGCATTAACTTTATACGATTGGTCATTCTCGTTTAAGAAAACACAATTAGCTCGATTGGTGACTACACCAGCTAATGAATACAAATATGAATATCAACTACCCTCTGACATTATTGGCAGACCGAATGCCGTATATGATTCAGATGACGTAGGCGCACCTCCACGCAGAGAGTTTCGTCTGATGGGGAACAAACTATTAACAGACTATGAAGTCGTATACATTGACTATCAATACAATGTACCCGAATATGCATTACCACATTACTTTGTGCAATTGCTCAAATATCAAATGGCATGGCATTTAGCAATGCCGATTACCGATCAAGTTGACAAATCAGACTATTGGAGAACCATTGCAGAAGGGACGCCAGGTGAAAATGGTCGTGGTGGTTACATGCGTCAAGCAATGAACATTGATGGACAGGGTAATCCAACAAACGCAATACAAGATTTCTCATTAATTAATGTGAGGTACTAATGGCTCGTTTTGTAAATATACAAACGAACTTTACAACAGGTGAGCTAGATCCACTTGTTCGTTCTCGTGTTGATTTAGATGCATATCGTAATGCTTTGCAAACAGCACAAAATGTTATTTGTCAACCTCAAGGTGGAGTGACAAGAAGACCAGGTACTAAATTTATTACAGAACTAGGTGGTACTCCAGCTGACGGTGTCCGATTAATCCATTTTGAATTTTCAATTGAAGACAGTTATATGCTTTGTTTTACAAACAATCGCATGTATGTTTTTAAAGACAAAGCTCTGATTACTAACATTAACGCTTCAGGTAATGACTATTTAGATACCACTGGGTATGGATTAACATCCACTCATTTGTCTCATTTAAATTGGACACAGTCGGCTGATACCTTAATTATTGTTGATGAAGATACTCAACCTATTAAGATTGTTCGTGGAGCTACTGATGCATCATGGACTATTTCTAATGTAACTTTTGAATCTATCCCTCAATATGCATTTACATTAGCAACCTCTAACCCAGCAGCAACCATTACTCCAAGTGATGTGGCTGGTAAAGTTACCATTACTGCATCATCTGGTGTATTTAGTGCTTCTCATGTTGGACAGTATATTAATGCTGAACCGCAAGGACGAGCAAAGATAATACAATACAATAGCTCTACTTCAGTCAATGTGGTCACAGAGTTTCCATTCTTTAATACTTCTGGTATTACTTCAGGTAATTGGGAATTAGAAACAGGATATGAAGATGTATGGTCAGCATCCAAAGGATGGCCGCGATCAGTCACATTTCATCAAGGACGTTTATTCTTTGGTGGATCTAAATCAAGACCATCAACTATTTGGGGTTCTAAAGTAGGTCTATTCTTTGACTTTGAAGCAGTAGAAGGTTTAGATGATGATGCTGTTGAAGCCACATTAGATACAAATACCTTTAATGCAGTGACAGATATGTTGTCAGGACGTGATCTGCAAGTATTTACGACGGGTGGTGAATTCTATGTTCCGCAAGAAGGATTGACACCGATTACTCCAAATGATTTCTTTCTATCATCAACATCACGTAATGGTTCTAAAGAAGGGATACGAGTTAAACAATTAGAATCTGGTGTGTTATTTATACAGAGACAAGGAAAGCAATTATCTGAGATTGCATACTCTGATACACAATTAACTTACATTACATCAAAGATCTCATTACTGGCTGGACATTTATTAAAGAATCCTACTGGCATGGATATTCGTCGTGCAGTGGCAACAGATGAAAATGATTTATTATTAATTGTTAATGGTGATGATGGCACGATGGCTGTGTTTTCATTATTAAGATTACAGAATGTTATTGCTCCAAGTCAGTTTACAACTGTTGGTAAATTTAAAGACGTTGGTGTTGACATTACTGATATTTATACAGTCGTAGAGCGTGATGACAATGGCACATTAAAATACTATGTTGAAGTTTTTGATGATGCAGCATTAACAGATAGTGCTATCATTGGTACAAATAATGCAAGTTTAGATGCATCACATATTGATGGACAAACAGTAAATGTTTTATCTGAC